AGTAAAGAGATAATGCAGGAGACTTCATTCCAGAACGAGCATCAGCAACATTAGCAAGAGGCACCATAGCTCCTTGAATGTAGTTAGACGCACCTAGAAGAGTAGGATCGTTAAGAAGCTTCCAGTCATGCTTGTGGAAAGTATATCCACCACGAGTGAACGACTTAAATCCAAGCTTAACAGCCATTTCAGCATCGTTGTTAAACGCACCGAACTGTCCAGCTAGACCAGCAGTAACACCAGTAGAAATACCTGAAGCAAGCATATCATCGATAGCTAAGTCTTGCTTACGGTTTAAATACATAGCGTATTCAGCAGGAGCACCTTGCTTGTCAAGTTGAATGATGAGATCGTCAAACTCAGAAAAACTATCCATAGGGTTAGCATTAGCATTAGAAATGTTAATACCTCTATCTTCGATAGCTGAGAAGTAACCTTCAGAACCAGCGAGTGTTTTACCTAGGTCGTTATCAACATTATCACTTGTTGTAGCTGAGTTTTTCTCACCAAATAGCATCATCATTTCACGACGATCCTCAAAGCGCTTACGAGCTTCTTGCTCGCCGTACATGAACCAACGGTAGTCACCTCCACCAAGATTAACCCATCCAACATTAGTTGCTTGAGATCCATTTACTTGGTAACGATCTTTTACAATTTGGAATGGATTGCTATACTTCTTAATATCAGCATCTGTAAAGTAATCTGGTTGGTCTGTACCTTGAGCATAAATGTTTCCAAGATGAATGAAAGTTGCTCCAGCACCATTTTCTAAAGGACTTGTTTGTGCACCATCAAGACGCTCCATTTTAATAGTAGCGTCAGCTCCAGCTGTACCAGCATCGTTCACTATGTAACGAAGACCAGTAGCTGCATTCATAAGAACGTCATTTGCTTGAACTAATCCAGCAGAACTATCTGTTGTGTCACCAGAAAGAGTGTCGTCTATCACAAGATCAGCAGAACCAGGTTTTGTAGCATCTCCACCTGCAGTAGAGTTAGTAACTTCACCTTTAATCGTTCTGTGACGACGACCTGCCTCCCACCAATCTACTTGGTCAGAAGTTCCTCCGCTGTTAACAGCACCAGTTAGTCGTAAAAATCCAGTGATACCTTGATCACCGTATGATTGAACAAGCTCAGGCATAACAAAATCTTTGTTAGCTTTTAAAAGCGTGTCAATAGTTGTATATGTTTCGGGCGTTAATCGTAAATCAGGTGATGCCTGATCGATTGCTGCCCCAGTAGTTGTAGCCATTTTTTCTTAATGTTTATATTTTAAAAGTCATTTTATTTGAATTCGAACCTATAATGCTTTTTAATTGATCCTGTAAAGGATTAGCATTATTTTGCGAACTTTGTTGAGGAACTTGAGCTGATACATTAGACGCATTTTGTACTACTCCCTTCTGTCCGTCACTAAGGCCTTGCCTGTAAGTAGACGATACAATAGCATCGATATTATCAATGATAGCACGGTGTGAGTTTAACGTGTCGAAATCCCAACTTCCATCGTTTTGAACATATGCGTCAAAATACTCATCGAGACGAGCATTCTTATTCATAAGGTCTTGTTTGTATCGGTCATCCAGTCCGAAAGTAAAAGTCTTATCATTACCTAGATCAAATTCTAATCCAGTTAAATCATTAGCCTCTTGTCTCATTTCTGAGAGCCACTCATCGTTAATAAAGCTTTCTTGTTCTGTTGCTGCTTCTTGCTTAGTTTCAGGAGCTGCATATCTCATGCGTTGCTCTTCAATCTGATTTTTAGCATTTGCTGCATCGACCTTCATCTGAAGGCCTCCAACTTTAACTTCATCTTCTGAGTACTTGTTTGGATCTAACTTGTACTTACTCAGAATAAGAGTGTTTACCTCATCAGCCGATAGGTTAGGATACTGTAGCGCCATGTCTACTTTTACCAAAGTCGCATCATCCATCTCAGATGTGCTTAATGACTGATAAGTAAACCAATCTTGCGGAGCTCTTCCTGTCTCCGAAACAAATTTAGCTATAGCTTCTACCCTTTCATCAATGGGGGTTTGCGGTGTGATTACATCATCTAAAGATGTTACTTCTCTATCAAGCTTCTCGCTTAAATAAGACATAACAGCAGTCTCTATTTGATCATCACTATATTGTACATCAGCATTATTCTGCTGAGTAAAATCTTCTTGTTCAACCTGAGGAACTTGCGTTTCATCAGATTGTGGCTGCTGTTCACCTTCCGTCTGAACTTCTGGAGTAGCAGCTGTTTCTTGTACAGGATCAGAAACGACTTGAGACTCCTGTTGGGGAGCCTCTTCAGTTACTGTTTCTGTTTGTTGTGGTTCTGCAGTCATAGATGCAGAAAGTTCTTCGGGCGAGCTAAATACTTCAAACCCTCCGACAGTTTCTTTGTTGTCTTCCATTATATTTTAATTATATTTTATTTTTTATTCTGGGTGGTAGTTACCTGGTCCTAAGTACAATACAGCACCATCTGAAGCTTGGCTACCAGCCAAACTAACAACAGTCCATCTGCCGTGAATAGTTATTCCTTTTGGAAAAACATTTGCAGTTGCTATTGTAACACCACCAAAACCTTCATCTGAATCAGTTACAGCAAGAACAGCATCGTTAGCTATAGTTACAATTCTATCTATTTCAAGAGCTGAAGCATCAACACTACCGTCAGCAGCAAAACCTACAGCTTTAACTTTAGCTAAGAATGCCCCTGTACTTTTTAAGTATAAAGATTTACCAATTAATGTTGAAGCTGGAGTTCCAGTTGTATTAATAAACCCTGCACCAAAAGCTGCAGTTCCTCCACTACCATGAACAGTTATACCAGCAGTGCTATGAGAAGACGCTTCAGTACTAATAAATCTATTTGAATCTTCAGCTACTAATAAATCAAACGTAGTATCACCTAAACACTGAATAGAAACAACTACTTTACCATCTGGTGGGATAAATATATCAGCGTCATTGTCAATTAAGACGCAACCATGCTGTCCAAATGCCATTTGATTTGCCTCACTTTTATTTGCTAATGTTGCCATGTTTTTGTTTAGTTTTGATTAAAAGGTCCTGCAGCTGAACTGTCTAGTCCAAATACACCGAATTCTACCATCTGATCTACTTTAGTTCCAAATACTCTGTATGATTTATTCACTGCAACGGGAATAAAACAAAACTCACCTCCACCAATTTTAGAAACATGACCATTAGAATCGGTAACATTATATACCGTTACATAGTTTTCTTTTTCCGCATCTAAGTTTTTTAAAAATAAGTATGCAGACTCAGTTTTATCATTTGCTGTATATACCTCTAAAGCATTTGCATCAACAGCGGTCTTTACAACTTTAGCCCTGCTAAGTATGCCAGAATCAGCAGCTGCAGAAAAATCAGCAGACACGTTTACTGGGCTCGCTAAAACAGAAGCGCTATTTAATGTTAATGTTGCTTTAAGTGTAGCCATTATGCTTCGTAAATTACAGCATACTCAACAGTCAATGCTGTACTAACACTAGGAGTAACTTTAATATCTTGATTTCCATTAAATGGGAGTAAAGCCCAATCACCAGAGTAAAGTCTTCCAAGAAGCTGAGCCTCAACAGTCACAATAAGGTTTTCTGTAGCTACAGTGCTAGTATTTTTTAAGTACACTTTATGCGCTCTGTCATCAGTATAATCACCTTTAGCTATAAGTGTTACCTGAGATGTAGACGAAAATGTTTTTCTAGCTATTCCAGTAAATTGGTCTAATCCAGTTACTGTGCCAGCTTTAGTTAGTGTTGCCGTTGTAGACAACGATAGAGCGTCACCAGTTAGGTCAGCGCTCGAAAGTGTTAATGTTGCAGTTGTTGTTGCCATAATTAATAGTTATTTATATGCAAATATACTTATTATTTCTTTGTCTTTTTCTTGACCTTATATCTAGACACTCTTCCTTTTGTTCGTTTTTCTTTTGCAGCTCTAGCCCTTTCTGAAGGACTTAACTCAGACCATGTTGAAGGTGTTTTTTTTGACACACGAACTGTAGGTCTAAAAGTTCTATCCTTGCCTTTGTATTTTTTCTTTCCTCTAGGTGTTCTCCATTTTTCTTTAAACCATCTTTTTAACGCAAGACCTTTTTTTGTTTTGCGTACAGCCATTACTTTTTGCTTTTATTGCCCCAATTAGCAGCACCTACTTTTCTACATTTAGCTAAAGCGCCAGATGCATAAGCAGAAGGCCATACTTTATATCTAGCTTTTACTTTGTGATAACACGCATCTTTTGTGCTACCACCTTTCTTCATAATATTATTTTTTTTAAGAGGCCTTGGCATTATCCTTTAGGGTGATTTGCTGTTTTAAATTTTGCTTTTTTTATAGCTCCAGGATGAGGCTTATAACTACCTTTCATAAGGTAGTATCTTCCTTGTTCCTCCATCCAGTGATAACCTTGTGGAGGATCTACAGACACAGTTTTACTGCTTATAGAAAGTTTACCTCCTTTTTTATATTTTACAACTTTAGCCATGTTAAGATCCTACGGATATTGTTTTATAAAAAACCTCATCAATATCTTTTATAGGGTTAATAAAGTTTACTCTACAATGTCTGTTTATATTTTCTCTAGCTGTTTTGCTATTTGTAACACACATATTAGATGATTGATAAAAAGAATTTTTTTCTAAAAGAGAATCTATTCTTTTTTTAGTTGTTTTATTTGTTAAGTAAGACATGATTCAAATATACTAATTAATCTACGCTATTCATTTTACCAACGTTAGTTGTAGCTACTGTATTTATTTTTCCTATACTAGCTGCAGCCACGCCGATTACATCATGTGTATATCCAGTAGCGGCTAAAGTATAATCTAATGTTATAGTTACATCAAAATCTATAGTAATATCAGCGGTTGCTGTAGTATCTGAATTATCATAATCGTTGTCTTTATCTACTATAGCTAATGTAAAGTGATCGTTATTTTTTATATCAGCTAAAGCTGCAGCTGTCAAGGTGTACTCATTGTTACCTGTTGACCATGTAGTTAGCTCGCTAGAATATGCCGTGCTATAATCTAATGAACTAAAATGATCTGAAGTGGCTAAAGCTGTACCACCATCTCCACCGAAAGCAGTGCTTTTTATTATTATAGTGTCGTTAGGGTCTGGGTCAGACCCACTCCCTCCATTAACGTCAATATGAGCTGCTGTTACCGTCCCTGTTATCCCACTTGTGTCAAAGTGTAGAAAAACTCTTTTAAACCTTTTGGTTCTACCTGAGATAAAGTACTGAACGTCAGCCTCTCCAGTAATGCCATCCGTAACAGCTGATGCTGCGTTTGTTCTAGCTGTATTAAAGTTACCATTAGCAATACCCTGACCAATGCCTTGCCTATTTACGTTTATTGTAGCCATTAAGCTGTTACTTCAACAAACGTTCCGTCTGGGTTAAACCAAATGTGCCCAGCAGCTGGGTGGTGAACTTGATACCCCACAATACGAACGCAATCCCCATTTGCAGAAGGAGCTGTAGCTGTAGCGTTTCCAGGCGTTCCAGCGTTGTCGGATTGAACATACAAAACATCCCCCACAGCTCCAGGGTCGTGGTCTAAAGTCACCATACCTCTTAAAAGCATCCCATTTGTATCTGATGCCGCCCCTAAAGCAACGGCTAATAACCCATCGCACGTAGAAGCATCATCTGCATTTGCTAATTCCCACGTGCCGTCAGACTTGTAATGATATATTTTACCAAGAGTCATTGAAGTAGTTGCGCCAAAATAAACCACATCACCTTCATACTCCCCATCTGTAGACCCCGTAACAGTAAATCTACGGTTAAAATTAGAATCACTGTTCGTGTCTATTGTTAAAGCGGGCAGATCATTTTGAGCTATAATAACGTTGTGATCTCCAACAGAGTTTATAACAACATCTCCGTCAGCAGAGCCAGTAACATAATTATCCGCGGCATTGGCTAGACCTATTTCTAACGTATTTTCATCATTTAAAAAACGCACGAAAGGCTGAATATCTTCACCACCCTTCCCAATAGTAAGACGGTCAGTCGAAAAAGCAAGGTTAGCCTCCGCCGTTAAAGCACCAGTCCCATTTCCTGTTAATACGCTACCTGTCCCAACTGTTGTTAATCCAGTACCGCCTTTAGCTACCGTCACTGTATCAGATAAAGTAGACCCTGCAGCTGTAATGGTTATAGGTGCTGAACCGTCAAAGTTAACCCCATTAATAGCTCTAGCTGTTGCCAAAGCAGTAGCTGTGCCAGCATTACCTGTAGTATTTAAGTCTGAAGCCACAACAAAATCCATGTTACCGCTAGAATCATCATACGTAACTGCAATGTTGGTTTTAGTTCCGCCAGTAGCAACTAAAGGCCCTGCAATATCTTGAACCTCTTCTGTAGATAGCTGAGTATTGTCATTAGCTGTCATATCATCAACAACCACATTTATTTTACCAGCCCCATCTCCACCATCAACGTATGTAGCTGTAACCCTAGTTTCGGTATTAGAGCTAAACATACCACCAACGATATCTTGAACTTCTTCAGTAGATAATTGAGTGTTAGTATCTGTATCTGATACAGTATTTGTAAGAGTAATCTTATCACCACTTCTAGCTATACTTAATCCAGTACCAGCTTCAAGTACAACGTCATCTGTAGATGAGTCGCTACCTGTTAGTCTTATTTTTTCTTCGTCAGAATTATCTCCATCTACACAAGAAATGCCGTATGATGAGCCTGTAGGCCCTGTAGCGCCTGTAGCTCCTGTAGCCCCTGTAACACCTGTAGATCCTTTTGGGCCTTTTTCTGTAACAACTATATTAGATGTAGTTGGAATAGATACGCTTATACTAGTTGATGATTGAGTTAAGCTTATCGTATTACTACCAGATACTGAAACGTCTACAGTATTTCCCTGAGAAGTTGTTGTGCTTACGCTCATTACTTTCTATTTGTCTTAGTTACATCTTCATTAATAACAAAGGAACCACGAAGAACAGTAGTGTGAGTGTCAACACCAGAAGCTGTAGGCAAAATATATTGAAGATCATACACATGTCTTCCTGAAGGCACGTTTCTCATAGTAGCTGCTGTAGCTGTAATAGTAACATTTCCACTATCGTCAACAACAAAGGCTTCAAAATAAGCACCGCCTGGAAGCTCTTGAGTATTTAAATTCTTTCCTTTTAAACCTTTCTCTGTAGTTGCAATTAAAGGATTTGAACCTCTTTTATTAGATGGCCAAACCTGCATAACAAATGCGTAATTTGAGGTAGACAAAGTAAGACCTGTTCCTGAAGAATCCTTTAGGGTAAGTGTAAGAGAAAATGTATCTCCTTGACGACAAGTTATATCTAAAACCTCCGATACGTCTAAATTTACTTTACTAGCCATTTTTCATATTCATTAACATTGTTCTCATTGGGTTTTCTCCCCCTTGCTGCAATTCAGTTCTATCTCCTTTTCTCTGAGAAATAAGCTTAGACTGCTGAACCGCCTGTTTTTCTACTCTTTCATCTTTTCTATCCTCTTTAAGGACTTCAAGTTTTTCTTTAAACTCATCATCAGTTTCTTTAAATCCTAATGTAGCTTTAGCTCTAATAGTTTCAATTTCTTTATTAAACTCATGTTTCATCGTAGATAATTGAGCATCTATCTGAGCTTTTAATTGCATTTTTTGTGCTTCCATTTGCGCTTCAGCTTGCATCTTTTGGCCTTCCATTTGCATCTCCATAGCTTTAGTTTGTTGAGCCATTTGGGCTTGCATTTGTTGTTGTTGCATCATCATGGCTTGTTGCTGTTGCATTTTCTTTCTACGTCTAACAATAAGCAACCTTTCAGCTTGATTTACATCTTTAAGCTCTCTGATAGCCATAGCGTCTTCAAGATCTATTTCTTTTTGACCTAAAGATATTTGTATAGCTTGCTCTAAATACGCTTGATCTTTATCATCCATATCTCTTTGAACCTGGACACCAAAATTATACATGGGTAATCTAGAAAAACTAGAAAGAATACTCATGTTGGTATCACCAATAGCGTTCTTGTAAACATCCATAATAACAGATTCTTGCGGCAAAATTTGCAAACACTTAACTATATCGTTACAAACATTTTTGTAAAGAATCATAGAAGCATTTGTAACATCATAAGTAGCATTATTAGAGGCAGCAATAGCTTGCTCTCTAACTCCGACTAAAGCTTCAGACTTTGGTGTACTAGCATCAACAACTTCATTGATTCCTGTAGTATCACGTATCATTCTTAAGTAATGATTATATAGGCCAATAAGCTCATTAATATTTCTAATACTATTACCTATTTCACGTATTGGTGGGTTTTGAAAACCTCCCTCAGGGTTTTTGCTTCTGTAATAAAAAACACCAGTTTGCTCGTATATATCATGCAACTCCAATGGCTGCAATTCACCACCTTTTCCTAGCTGTACATTTTCTAACCCTTCAATATCAATAATAAGACCATCAGGCTTTGCTTTAGCAATAGCTTGTTGAATCTTTAAGTGAGTTAATTGTAACATATCAGCAAAACCTATACAGCTGTTAACCATAGATTTCGGCATCATATCTGTAAGATTAGTAGCAACAACAGAATACGAAAGCCTTGCCTTGCTTATATCGTGTATATTTTTAGGCACATTATGCATTCTTCCATACCCAAATAAATAGTCTGTACCTATAATAAAGTAACCTTTATATACATTTACAATTTCCATTTTATGCGGCTTTCTTTCGAAAACGCTTCCAGCTTTTTCTTTATAATTAAACCCTTCATAAAAAAAGTTCCTGTTGCCAAACCGATTTTCTTTTTCTTCAAAATGCATACAATCAGTTGACAAAAACTCAAACTCTAATACTTCAACAGAATACTCATCGTAATCATAAATATTCCTGCCAAGTTTATCATCATAAGTAAAACTTCCGCTGGTTTTACCAGATGTTTTTTTAGCTATCTTTTTAAAGTCTTCTTCTTCAAGCTCACCACTAGCTATTCTTTTTAGTTCTTGAATAGGCATAGTTCTTACATGACCACCATAAGTAATGTCTTCAAAACTAGGATCATTTGTTTCGCTATGAATAAAATCTTTAGGCTCTACATAATGCGTTTTAATTCCATAGTTAGGATCATTTGATCTTTTAACTACAGCTATACCATTTGTTGCTAAATCATTTACACACCTTCTAAATACATTATCATCAAAACTATTCCAAGACAATGTCATATCTGTAGCAATCTGAGCTGCTATTTCAGCATCACTTTTTACATTCTCTCCAATAAATATTTCTGCTTCAGCTTCGTTATCTGGAATAGATTCAGGGTCCATACCTATAGTAGCTCCTGTTTTTTCTTTAAATTCCATAAGTTGCTTTTTTAAAGCTACTTGAATTTCTATTCTTTTTTTATCTCTGTTTTTTTCTGAAGAAGATAAAGGATCTACTGCTTCTAAATTGGGATAAAGATTTCTGCCTAATATTTTATTTACTACAATTCGAACAAATTTTGGTAAAATAGGGACAGGAGTGTAATCAAGATTCATTAAACTACCATCTCCAGAATTAGGATCTTGATTGTTTAATAGTCTTTTGTAAATTGAAGTATCTTGAACACCGTTAGCGTATTCTTTATTTCTTTTAAATAATGTATATCTATTTGAAAATAAAGATGAACTATCAGATCTTTTCCCCCACTGAGATTCAATAGCCTTAGCATATCTTAGACCGTACTCCTTACTCTCTTTTTCTTCTTGAGAAGCAAGTGGATCTGGAAAATTTTTTTTACCGCTATATTGTTTCATTAAGGTGAGAGTATATATTGCAAATATAGGGAATTAGCCAGAGACTTTGTATCGCCTAAAAAATTTCCTTTCATCAAAGTTACTGACTTTTTTCTTTTTAACTTTTTGAGCTGCAAGTAAAGCTAAACCAGAACTAATAGTAAGGTCAAATTTAGTTCTATTGTCTATTTTATAACCTATCCAGTCTTCAAGAGTATTATTGAAATACATATTTCCAACTTTATTAGCTTCATGATTAATTCCAACATGATCATGTATGTAAGACTCTATAGCATGAGCATGAGCTTGAATTATGTCTTGAGAGTTTGAAGGGATACCTTTTGTTTTCACTTTAACCCTGGCTGTACCAGTTTTTAAATGTTTAGGTCTGTCTAACAAATAGCCATCATAACCTCTTGACTCAAAATATCTTGCAATCCCGTACTTATTGTTCTCAATTAATATAGGGTAGCCATAGAAAACAGCTGCCATCAAAACATCTTCATAAAATATTTTAGCAAGTGGTGGTCGAGATGCATACTCTAATACAAACATATTAGATGGGTGTTCCATATGAAATTTATTATACAGATGCAAAGCACCTTTAGACCCCCTTCCATCTACAGTAGCATCTAAATCATATGAGTCAACACCACCGCATCCTACATCTGAATTAGGCGCTATTTTTTTACCTCTTAGCAGAAGCTTTTTATTTCTAAATTCAACAGGAGGCATCCAAGATATTTTAAATCTACCATTTGGATCTGGAGTAAATATAACTTCTGTATCTTTTTGCCCACCCTTCCATATAAAATTACCAGTAACTACTGGATTTGGGAAAAGCTCATCATTATGTTCTATTTGCTCATATATTTTTCCAATATTAAACACACTACCTTCTATGCTATCTCTAAAAGCCTCATCTGAAGTAAATGGGAATTGACGTATAACTTCATTCATTTCAGAAGCGTTATTCTTTAAAGAAGATCTTTCATTTTTTAAATACGTTCTAGAACCTATAGTTATTTCTTCTCCATCTATACCGTCTACAGCTTCTTCTGGATCTTGAGTAATAGGATTGCCATACAAATCAAAGAATCCTTCAAGAGAATTTTCTGCTGAGATAAACAATCTATATAAACCTGTTTTAGTCCTCCCATTCTTGTTCCTCTCTAAAGGATTCGAATCCTCCCATAAACTCTTGTACTCTTTCCCTCCTTTTCCCATTGGATTGACTGTGCTTCCTACTAGAGCTTTTCCTATGATTTTTCGCCCTACGATCAAACAAGTCCTCTGTATCCTCCAAGCGTCTCTTATGTCTGTTGGTTTTTCCCATTTTCCTGCTTCGTCTAAATATAATATGTGTAATTTTTCACCATCGTATGCGTTATTAGTTGTGTTTTTCCAATTAATTACAGTGTTAAGAGCTTCACCTGTTTGAGCTGTTTTATTTTTTTTAGTAATACGTTTTGAAGGTTCTCTAAAAGCTAATTCCATACGAGGGTTAGTTGTTCCATCCTGTATAGGTTTAAAGAAAAAAGGATAGTTTCTAAACATAAAAACCACCTTCTTCATAAAGATGTTTTCTTGGGCGTCTTTACCTGTTTTTGACTGTATCCCCATAAGCTTATCTTTAACCTGTGTAGCTTCATCAACAAGTACAGCAGAGCATATATTGGTGTAACCAGAACGACGACACTTAGTATAAAGCTGACCAATACAACGAGGATCAGTCTCGCAAGCAGCCATATGTAAAAATATCTCACGTTGAAAATTTAAATAATATGGATAGCCAATATCTAGCTTAGTCCATTGTAGCATCATATAATGCCGCCCCGTAATATATGTAGCTGCACCGTTGTTATAAAACCAAAAACCTTCACGCCTACGCCGAAACTCTTCTTCGATATATGGACGAAACTTTTCTCTAAACTCTCTTGGCATTTCCGCCCACTCATCCATAGAACGAATACGAGACAATTCTTTCGGCATAGATATCCTTCTCCACATTTGCATAGAGTCTGATTCTTTATATCCGAAAATTTGTTTTTTATTTGGCTTTTTTGGAAGACAAATGAGTAACCCACCGAGTTCAATAATTTCACCTTCCGTACCGTTGGGACAAATTTTAACAGCATCTTCATTATATTCTTTTAAATTAAGGAATATAGACATTAATAGCTGCTACCATTCTTGTTCATTCTCCCTAAAGAAGGGAAACCTGTTTTAGGGTCAGACAGATTCATACTCTTACCACAAGGGCATTGAGCTGTACTCACTAATTTTCCATCATTAAAACTTACGGTTACTTTACTAATTTCTTCTTCGTGATCCGAACACTCACATATATACTTTGACATGATATTAAAATTTTGCTTTTATAAATCCTTTTTTATGTTTATATGGGCTCATATATTCAGGAGCTTTACCTGAGCAACACCACTCAGCTGCTCCTACCCATGGATCAATGCACCAACATTGATTATACTTACGCGATTGAGATCTTCTGTGTTTATTTTGCACAGAACATGACGCTAATAATATAGCCGCCATGAGGATAAGAAAATATTTCATTATATATAATTTTATTTGCGTTTAGAACCTTTTAGTCTAGACCTTTCTTTTCTACCTCTATTTTTAGATTTAGATTCTATTTTAATTTTATTTCCTTTGTGATGTATATCTTTTCCATCACCTTTTTTTACTTTACCCTTTTTGACAGCATACCTTCTCCTTTTATTTCTTGCAGCACGATTTCTTTTCTCTTTAATAGAGGATTGGAATTTTTTATACTCCTTCTTGTAATTTCTTTTCTTTTTTAAAGCTCTCATAACTCTTGCAAGTTACTATTATTATTCCTTCTATTATATGTAACTATTCTATGACAATTAGAACATCTTACTTCACATTTATCTATTTCTTTTTGTATACTTTTTATACTGTAAGATTCGTAAACCATATCAGAAATACACCTATGCTTATTGTCTCCTATATGATCAAAATCTAAAACAAGATGATTTGATTCTCCACAATCAATACAACTTGATTCTTTTTTTATATTTTCTACATAAAGCCTGTTTTTATTTCTTTGCTTAATATTTCTCTCTTTAGACCTTTTTATAATCTTTTCTTTATTAGCTTCATAATGACGTTTTGATGCAGCTGCTTGTTTTTTAGGGTCTTTGTATCCCATTACTTAGAGAATCTTTCAGCAAACCCCCCAGTATAGTCTTGTGTACTTCCTATTTCTCCGCTTGTTTTTAAATCCTTTACCATCTGATCTAATCTTTGTCTTTCTATAATAAGCTCTTTACAATCAGTAGCAGTTTGTTTAATAGATTGAAGTTCAGCCTTTCTTGCGCTACCATTAATATCTGGATCAACAGGCTTCTTAATCTCTTCTATCATATTATCTATAGCTTCCTCCATACTTTTCATAAGTCTTTGAGAAGCAGATATAGTAGTAAACTTACTTTTGCTCATCTAAATCATAAATAAAAATCGGGGTTTTTTCACCTACATAAGCTCCACCTATATTGTAAGAAAAATGCTCAATGGCTTCTTCCCACTCCATCCCATCCTCCATAAGGATTTCAATTATTCTATGAACACTATATACTGTTTTAGGTTCTGCTCCATAACTTATACCAACTACAGCTTCATTTAATCCATCAGCTAAAAGGCATTCATTACTTTCAAGCTCTTCCCATAATTCTACTTTGTCAAACATTTTTATTTAATTTAAAATATACATTAAGTCTTCCGCACGAGTGCGATAATATTCTTTACCATCTATTTTTATGCGATAATCCCTATCCCTTCCAAATCCAACAACATCACCTGCAAATACACCTAACTCTTTTAACCAAGGAGTATTAAAAGATACTTTACCTTTAGAGGGTAATTGTTTTTTTAAAGAAACAATTTTTATAACATCAGACTTAATATCCAAGTCCTCATCAACAGGCTCTAATAAAGCCCATCCTGCTAAAGGTTTTATTTCTCCAGTATCTTTAGATTTATAAGCTATTGCTTGATTGTTTATTGTATGCTCATCATCATATCGGATTAAATAATGATCGTCTACACCAGTTAAGGCTTGCCCTTTATTAACTACAACAAGATGATGAAAGTATATAGTATCACCTGTTTTTACACCTGTATTATATTTCATAGGTGCACACACTACAGGGCCTTCAGTAATTCTGTGTTCAAATTCTCCACCTTCAAATTTAGAATCTACATATAACTCAAAACCACTTTCGGTAGTAATGGTGTCTTTAATGATTTTTTTTAACTCAACAATAAATAGATTTAATGTTTTCATTTTTTGTAAGGGAATATTTTATTTAATTGTTCTTGTCTTTTATTACACCCACAACCTTCTGGCGCTAACTTATTTAAACCAGTAGTTTTTGTAAATTTAGCTACTGTGTCTCCAAATCCTTTACTTTTAATTGTTTTCATTAATATCCTCCAGATCCGCTAGAACCTCCAGAACTAGATCGTGTAGATGTTCCGCTGTATATAGATTTAATAGCTGTTTGTTGAGTTCTATCGTCAGAAAGTTTTCGCATAATTTTTTGAACTAAAAGTTCTGCCGTTCTATTTAAAGGAGTCAGCCTCTCGTGATATTCTGTTTTATGAAACCCACCAACCATAGCTCCTCGATTAATGTGAACGTGATACGCACCAATATATTCGGTTCCATCTGGCAATTTAAATTCACCTCCAGCAGTATATAGTTCAGTTCTTACCATTTAAAAATTACAATCAAATTCTAACATACAAGGCATATCGTCTACGCTTTTCCATAAAGCCTGAGAGCTATCCTTTTCATCTTGTAAATATACTAAATATCTGTTTTTACCGTATCTGTGAAGATGTTTTTCATCACGAACTATTGCGCTAACCTCTCCTTTACCTGCTCTCATACCTACATAATAAGCCATAGCATCTTTGGGGTCTTTCCCAATAATAATTTTTCTAATAATTCCTTCCATTTTATTCTAATTCTATTCCAGTTCCATCTAGCAAATTTCCTAGATCTCTATTATCTAATTCATCCTTATCATCAATGTCATATGTTTGAAATATAAAATCTTGTATTTCTAATAATTCATCAATATCCTGTATGTTGTAACTATACATTGCATTAAGCTTTGATATGTTACCATTTAAAGGATCAACTAATCCTGCAAACATAATGGAAATAAACCTATCTTCTACATCATACTGCTTTGCTAAAGCCTCTGCTTCAAACATAAGTCTTTGCATATGAAGTAAGAATTCAAAGTCTTTTGTCATAGTTTTGCTTTAATACAAATTTAATACAAATGCCTAAAAGTAAAATATCGAGAAAAATCTTATTTAGAGACTTTGCTAAGCAAGATAAGAAATATATTAATAACAACTATCTTAAAAACTTAAAAGTTTTAAAGAGTAAATACTCGGAAAAATTAGAAATGGATTTTTCTAAAATAGAGTTTATGTTATGGGCATATGACTTACAGTTTTTTACTTTAGATTATGCTAGCAAAAGTTTTGAATCGAGTAGATCTAATATAGGTAAAAGATATGTTTATCCATTAGTTAGGCACGGATACATATATAAACACTTTGATAAACTAACACCTTCAGACACATATGAAGACCATTTATTTAGAGATGAAACTAAATATAATTACAGAGTGAGATATGCTTTAACTCAAAAAGCTAGGCTTTTTGTTCAACGGTTTTATAAAGATCTAGAAGTTTAATCAGGTTCAGTGTACCAATCACCATCGGTATCTCTCAATACAACCATTATCTCTGCGTGTGTATACGTTGTCTTCCCATCTAAAAACGATGGTTGATCTTCCCCTCTATACTTAACTAAGGCTTTACTCCCGTCCTTGCTGTAGCGTAACATATCGGCATTACGATTAGCTAGCTGACCAAAGTCTATAAGGGCTTCACCATCTTCATCCTTTACCTCTGTTGTATTTAGTATTACGTATGTAGTATCCATAATTGTTTTATTAAGGGGTGTCAGAGGTAAATGTTGGTCCACCAGATGTTATACCTGGGAAACCGTTTAGTTGCTTTACTGAGACGTTAGTTACTGAACCTACAAAAGAACCTGTACCAATATAAATAGATCCATTTGGACTTCCAGTAGCAGTAAAATAAAATGTATGAGGTCCTAATGGTAGATTTGAAGCTACATTAATAAAACTACCATTAAAATAATAAAAATTTACAGAACCACTTGTTAGTGTTTTTACTTCTATATTAGCTTTATAAGTTTTATTTGAAGTAATACCAACATCTTCTTGATACAAAAACACTAAACCTCCTGAAATGTTACCATTCGCTACACCATCTCCTAAACTCCACCCTGTATCTTTTAACCAAGCAGTAGTACCTGTTGGAAAACCTCCATCATTAACAAGCTCACCCCCATACCCAGGTGCATGCTGATCGTGAACTACTCCGTTTGCTTTATCGTCAAACGTTCCATTCCCCATCCTATAATATGCCTGTAACGAAGTCGCCTTAATGTAATTGCCGCTATTGATATTTAAGTTAGTCGGTCTACCGCTATTGTATATGGCTGCTACATTGTTTGCGTCTAAAGCTACGTTCCATATAGCTAATTCGGCAATTTTACCAGTAAAAAAATTGCCGTCAGGAGAAATAGCTCCAATGATCCAAGGGGCGGTATTGTCTAAGCTTTGAGACGAGCTTCCAGAGGTTACTGAAAATCCATAAGTGCTCGTGGATCCATTTACATATAGTTTTATATCGCCGTCTCTATCGCAAGTAACACAAATATGAACCCAAGTATCTTCTAATGCGGTGACAGCAGATGCTCCTGCTGTATTTGTAACTACATTGTCGCCTCCCTCAATAGTAACCTTAATTTTATCATCAGTATGTAAAAAAATCCTTATTCTGTTAGGGCCATCCTGATTTTTTGCTATAAAATAAGTACTCCCTGTAGCGTCAGCGAATTTAGCCCAAAGAGAAATACTAAAGTCATCCGTACCGAGATCTAAATTATCGCCTAAATTTATATGATCATCAGTTCCATCAAGAGTTATACTATACTTAGACTCTGGTGTAGAGGTTGATGATACTGTGTTTACTAATCCTAACATGTTACAAAGATAATGGATCTACGACTAACGCTGTAGAGAAGTCTCTATACACTATAGTTACTTCTTCTTCTTTTTCGACTGCTTCCGCGATTTCTTGGTAGACCCTGTAGTACGCGTGGGTACTTCTCCCGATGAATCCGTTTTCTTTGATATTGTTGTTTTCTTGCGTATCGCCCAGCAGTAAACATCCCGAAGTGTCCTCATCAGTATTACCACAATGAATAAGAATATATTTAAAATTTGGGACATCACACACTTCAAGCATCCCCATATGTATGTCAGCAAACCTATGAGCGTATTTGGCGTCGAAGCCACCTTCAGTTCTAAAGCCGAGACAATACTCTCCTTCAGGTATACAAGTTTCTCCACGCACTTTTTCGGTGCGGCTCTCATCTTCGAGAGTATAGCATAAAAATTTTCTTTCATTTGTTACATCAAATAGTAATCCATTAGTCGAGTCCTTTCCTTTGTTGAACCTTATTACTTCTAATTTCATTTTTTAATTTATTAAGTCTAATCTTTTCTGCTTCTTTAGCGTGATCTTTTCTTTTCTTTATTGGATTAAAGTAAAACTTATTCAATTAAAAAGAAGCCTTTATTGCCTGAAAGCCAGAGTTTTCTGCTGCATCTTCTCTACCCTCAGATCTAGCTAACCTCCTCTGTAAAGATCTATATCTAGCTCTAGCAATTGGATTCCTCATACCAACTTGCTTGTCTTTAGAATAAAGCTCTCTTCTTCCACCAACATTTTTCATTCTATTCTTAAGACTTGATTGCCTTGCGTCTCTTCCTCCCGATATTAAGTCTGCTAATATAAGAGCCATAGATTTTTTATCACGATCTTCTTCAGAACCTGAATCTGCTGCGTCTCCTTGGTCAGAATCATAAGCCCCACAAACTATCTCTCCATCTACTTCTCTACAAGAGTCCCCCTCTGATCCGCTATTAAAGTCTACACCTTCAGAACTTATTGAATCCCCCTCACTTTCACCTTCTTTTAATTCCTGAAGGTG